TGGAGGTCAGCGACTGCACCGTATCGCTCTGCCAGAACGAGGCCAAAATTCCGGTCGGCGTCATGATGAAGGTCTGGTTATAGGCGGCAATGAGCGAAGCCGGGAAGTTATGCGGTCCCGACCAGATCTGCCGCCCGAAATCGTACCAGTATTCCAGCGTCGGCGCGTTGGCGATGTTGCCGTTCTGTGTAGTGATGCGCAGCAGGGAGCCATTGCAAGCCGCGACCATCCGGGTCGGCACCGAGGAGAAGATAAACGGCACGGTCACGCCCGACCCATCTAGCCCAATCGGATCGGAGACGTTGGCGTTGAAATCGATCAGCCGCAGCCCATCTGGTGCCATGAACACCAGACCCTTGGGCGTGGCTGTCACCGAGTTCGGGGCCAGCGTCCCGGTCGCCACATTGAGCGAGTTGACCGACAGCGGATTGGTCGTGGTCAGCGCCGCATCGCCGGTAATCTGGTAGATGTTGGTGACGCCCTTGAACACCATGATCGACTGCACGATGCCGCCCAACTGATTGCTCAACGGCAGCGCACCGAGCGCAGTCAGCACCGCGTTGTCGCCAAAGGTCAGCACCTGATTGGCATTGGTGGTGTTGGTGGCATTGAGCGGATCGGAGAAGATCACGGCCGGGGCGCCGGGCGCGTTATGGATGTAGTAGGCCCGGTTGAAGAACTGCTTGACCGCTATCGGAGCCACGGTGAACTGCACCAGCCCGGTCAGGTTGCCGGCATTCCACACCGGAGCCGAGGGTACAGTCAGGTCGAACCAGCCGACGAAATTGCCGCCCGCGCCGGTAAAGCCCGAATGCGCCACCATCAGCTTGGTGCCGATGCTATCCATCTGCGGCGGTGTCCAGGCGTTAGTCGTTGGTGGACTGACCGGCGTGGTAGTGGCGGTGATCGTGCCGCCGACGATGACTTCGGTATTGGTTAGGAGGTTGACGCAGATCGGCTCGTCATGACCGGGGTTCTTCGACGACGCGATCATGGCATAGAGGAAATTGCCGATGATCTTGTAGACCGAGATAAAGGTGCGGCTCAGGCCGGCAGCGTGCTGAAACCCTGGACTAAATCCACCCGAGAACGGACCCGTCCCGGTCATGTTCATATCGATCAACTTGATCGAGGCCGGACGGCACTGCCACAGCCCGCGCGTGGTCGGATCGGGAATGAGATTCTGCAGCGACAGCATCGCGCCCTGGAACACATCGGAGCCGTCCAGCCCATCAGACAGACCACGCGGTCGCCAGGTGATCGGTTTGGAGTTGCGCTGCATCAGGGCGTCTGGAACTGCATGATCACCGTAGGCGCGGCAGGCGTTGGCGTGCCACTAGGACCAGAAGCAACATCGACAGACTGGCCCGCAGTAATAGTAGCGGTATGCGTCGTATCGTGACAGGTCGTTGCCAAGTTGGAAATCGTACAAGCAAGACTGGTAGCGGAGCCATTCACATCAAGCGCGAAGGCATAGCTCTTGCCACTTCCCGGCGCCGCACTCAAATTGACATAAAAGTTCTTGAAAGTGCCGCTGACCGGCCAAGTCCCTTCGGCGGTCGCTTCGGTAGCCGACTCATAGACCCAGAAATAATTAGCCAGACTCTGATTGAGGTTTGAGCCGCTGGTCCCTACCGTCACCCCAGAGATACTTTCCGGTGTACAGGAACCGCCCGGCGTGCAGGTTGCCCCGCCTACCGTGGTGTTGGCCACTACCAACGGGCCGCCGGAGTCGGTCAGCGTCACATTGTCGATGCTGGCCGTGACCGTAATGTTCGGCGAAGCAGTCGATACGGTGATGCCGTTGCCGGCCTTGACCGTCAGCGCGCCGGTCGCTCCGTTGAGCGAGGTCACTGCTCCGGTCACACCGGGAAGCGACGACCACGGCACCGCCTTGAAGGCATAGCCACCGTTCCCCGCCACCACGGTTGAATCACCCAGCAGCAACAGGTCGGCATTGACCGGGGTTACTTTCTGGGTCAGTGACGGCAGCGTAAAATCGAACGGCGTGGCCGGCGAGCCGTTGGTATTGCCCTTGAGCGTGAATGCCGGCACCAGCGCCAGATCGACGTTCGATACCTCGTTCTGCTGATAATTGGATAGCTGGTTGAACCCAGGCTGTGCGCAAATGATGTTGTCGGCAAGCGACGTAACTTGGGAAATCCATTGATTGGTCGGGCACGAGAACGACGACGCACCGCCAAAATCAAAATACGAATTGATGATGTCGATGACCGTAGAGCGCAGCAGAGCCGGCGTGATCGCTCCGACATTGTTGTCCGGCCAGTTGGTGTTAACCTCGGTAGTCAGCGCCGCCTTGGTTTTCTGCGCGTGAGCGGGATGAGCAAACAACAAAGAGAGGGCAACAAAGAACGGCACCATCCAGCCGATACTTTTAGTATTGCGAAGCCGATCGAAGGAACTACCAAACCGCCGTCGGTCTAATTGCACTTGTTGAACACGCGTTGCTTTATCATCCTTGAGCTGGAGATAACGCCTCAAAATCACCCGCGACCCGCTCGGGTGCCGGTCCTCGTCCGCGCTCAAGAACGCATCGGCCCGCTCATCATCGGTCAGCTTCATCAGCTGTCCGGCCAACTCCGTGCGCAGGAACTCCTGGCTCGGGAACCACGGCACGACATTGCTTGTCTCGGGCGTAACGATGTCGGGCATTTGCGAGAAGTAATAGACGTTCGCCGGATAGCCGCCTGACGGCACTTCCCAGAACAGCATGACCGGGACCGCCGCGCCGCCAGCGCCGGTTGCCGAATTGGACACCCCGGTCAGACTCATGTCGGTCGCATAGAACACCGGGAAATTCGACAGACCGGCCTGCTCGACCAGCATGTTGTATTCCTCGACCTGATCGCAGGGGATCATCGGATACGGCACGCCGGAGATAGTGTAGTACGAGCCGTTACGAATGCCGCGCAGATAGTTCGCCGGCAGGTTCTGGTAAGCCTGTCCTTGCGAGTTGATCTGGCCGGGTTGGAAGTTGAAGGAATAGCTCTGGCGGGCTAGGTCGAAATCATAGTTCTGGCAAAGGTCCGACAGGATCATGTTGAGCAACTGCCCGGACTGCGAGGTAAAGCCCGGACAGCGCGCATCCTGCCGTGAGAGCGCACAGATTTGCGCAGCGGTGAGAGGCATCAGACATCCTCGATCTTCCGCTTCAATTCCTCGATCTGCTCCTTGAGCTTGGGAATGATCACTTCGCGCAAGTTCTTGCTGGTCGAGTCGAAGTTGTCGATCTGGGCCTTCTGGTTCCCTGCCGCCTTGAACTCGCCCTTGCGCCCGGAAATCTCAAAATCCAGACGATACTTGGATTCAAGCGCGGCCTTCTGCTCGAGATTGGTCGTGAGGTTCTTGGTGTGCCCATCCAGCGCCAACTCGCACTCGCGCAGCAGGCCCTTGTTGTTCTGCCGCTCGATGACCGACATCACCTTGTCGGTGTACTTGTGCATGTCGGCCGGCGTCATATCCATCGGCACGCCGAACGTGATCTCCATCGTGCGGTCGCGGCCAACCTGGGCCGCGGTACGAACCATGAAGGCCGGAGCCGCAGTATCACCCTCGGCCATCGGCTTGTGCTTGTCGGGAGTTCTTGCGTCCATCAGATGTGTCCCAGCTTTGTCTCTGATGCCAACCAAGTCACCTTGAAATACCAGTATCCGACCTGAACACACAGCACGCGCAAGTCATTGTGCGGATCGGTTTTGTCCGGCTGGTCAAGCCACCATACTTTGAACCATCGCCATCGCGCGCCTTGCATCAGTGGCCAGCCCGCATGTTCTGGGTCGTGGTGACGCCATTGGGATTGGTCGGCGACAGCGACATATGCCGCGGCCGGCGCAGCAAATCGCCATGCCGGGACTTGCCGTCGATCTCGTTCTGGTGCTGCCATGCCGCCCATTGGATGTCGGCCATGGCCCGCGCCTTGCTGTACGGAACCTCGTAGACGAGACCATGAAAGTAGGCGACGTTGTTGATCTTGATGAAGGGGGTGTATTCGGGCAGCTCGACGTAGAAGTCCTCGATCACTTCGGTCGGCTCGTACTCCCGCTCCTCCTCCTTGACCACTGCGGTAAAGTATTCTTCCGTCGCCTTCTTGTGGCGCGCCTCACGCACATGTTCGGCAGCACGCTTGCGGGTCTGCTCCTTCTCCTCGTCGGTCAGCATCGAGGATGCGGTGATGCGCCGCTCGATCTCGTCGAGCACTTCCTTCTTCTTGCGTGGCATGATGACTCCTTTAGACGAGATGCCAGGGAGCGCCGCCATTGCCGTTGGCGCTGTAGCCAGAAACCACGATCGGCCAGCCAGTAGCCACATCCCAGGCAATCACGTCGTTGGTCTTGAGCAGCACCTTGCCGCGCCCATTGGGCAGGAACAGCGTTCCCTTGCGGACGTAGGCCTGATTGATCTGCGACTGCACGGTCCCCTGATTGGCGGCATTCCACTCGATCGGATCGGTCTTGAGCTGGACGAGCAGCGTCGCCACGTCGGCCGCAATCACGTCATTGGGACCGACGATGAAGGCCGACAGCGACGTGTTCGAGTTGGTGCCTAAAGTATGGAGCGCCATATCATCCGCCGCCGGTCGAGAACGCCTGTACCCTGGCGAGAATGGCCGCCACGCTCATCTGCGCGGCAAGATCGGCCGCCATCGAGTTGGTCAGGTTGGTCACGTCACTCGACAGGAACGTTGACGACGTTGGCGGATACAAGCCCGTCTCGCCGTTGAAGAAATCGAGGTTCTGAGCGGGGCCGCCGGTCATCCCCGGCCCGGTGATGTTGTTGATCCCGACGCCCAGACCCGGTGGCAGCCAGAACACTCGCGCCTTGTACACAAGACCGTAAGCCATGCTGTTCTCCTATGCGACCCGTTCGACGGGCGGCGGCACGTAATCGGGATCCTCGACGCGGGCTGCCGCGAGCTTGGCGTGCTCGGCCGCCAGATCGGCCGCCGTCTGCCGCGCTCGCTTGTCGGCCTCGGCCTTCTCGGCTTCCGCCTTCTCGCGCGCCGCCTCGGCCTCATCAAACTTCTTCAAGGCCTCGGGACCTTGGGCTTCCGCCGCCTTGCGCGCTGCCGCGATGTCGTCCGCCTTCTGCTTCTTAGCGGCCTCCTTCGCCTCGGTCGCGGCCTTGACCTGCAGCTCGGCGTCTTCCTTGTCCTGCGCGATCATGGCCTCGTACACCGGCTTGAGCCGCAGCAGGCGCCGCATCTGTGCTTCAAGCGCGGCAACTCGTTCGTCGATCATCGTGGCCTCCGTTGACAACGTGATAACATTTCTGTATGTGTATTTGCGGCCGCTATTGGAGAGGCCATCATATGGCACAGAAAACCTTCACCGACTCGCCCACCAAATTCTGCCCATCCTGCAAACAGGAAAAGGCGCGCGAGGAATTTAACAAGAGCAGCTTCACCAAGCACGGGCTTTCCGTCTACTGCAAACCGTGCACCGTTGCCCGCCATGAAACTTGGCGGAAGAACAACCTGCCAAAGGCGGCTGCAGAAAGCCGCAAGTGGCGGGAGGCTCATCCCAGAGAATCCAAAGACCACATCATTCGTCGGCGCTACGGACTTCCTCTTGGCAGCTACGAAAAGATGCTGGCCGAACAAGAGGGTAAATGCGCCTGTTGCGGCTCGTCTGATCCTGGTGGACGAGACGACTTTCATGTTGACCATTGTCACGATACCAACGCCATCCGCGGCTTGCTTTGTCACGGATGCAACGTTGGTATCGGATACTTCAAGCATGATGTAACTCGTCTCCAAAGTGCTATTACGTATCTCACCCAAAACTCGAATTGAAGGCGCTAGTGCTCTCAATTCTCATAGCAAATTGAACATTTTGGATGAGCGTCCCATAGTAACATTTCCAGCCCACGACTCTGAGCTGGTTTATGGGGTCAGATTTATCCGCATCCTTGAGGTAAGTGAACTTCACATCGTCGAGCATCACCTGCCCATAGGCGCCACGGCCGAAGATGTAGTTCGGATAGACGGTCACGCCGGTTGCAGGAGCGGCGGGCGGGATCTGGAACACCCCCAGCCCGGTGATGGTGACGGTCTGGCCCCCAGCCAGTTGAACCGCCTGCCCCTGCAACGGCCCGACCGACGGACCTTGGGCGGACGCCCCAAGATTGACCGGGGCGTTCGACGTGCCGACATAGACGTTGAAGGTGTAGCCGGAGAGGGTCGGCAGTGCGACCTGGATCGAACCGTTCGGGCCGGTCACCGCAATCGAATTGGACACCTGATAAATCTGGCTTTCGTACTGGTTCTGGGTGTCCGACGCGGTAACGATGATGAAGTAGGAGTTGGTGGCAAGGTTGCCGGTCAAGGCCGCGGTGCCTTGGATCGCCGCCACCCCGGTCCAGAACGGGACCAGATTGGAGAAGCAGAAGCGGATGCCCGACCACTCGCCCAGCTCGAAATTGTACAGCCGGTTGATGTCGGAGAACGACCACGCATTCTGGATAGCCTGGTTCTCGCGCAGATCAGCCGCGCAGAACGGATGGATAACGCTGGCGTAATGCGGCATCGAGCGCGGATTCGAGGACGCCTTGGCGCCGCCGGCATCAACCTCCAGCTTGGTATCGGTCATCTCGTCGCCCATGAAGCGCGGGGCACCGAGGGTAAGGAGTTGCGCGTAGGCGCGGTTGAGTTCGTGGATATTCATCACATCGCCGGCTTGGAGCAACGCCCGCGAGCCGCGCGAGTTGACGTAGTTGACCTGGGTGAAGCCCTGCAGATTGTTGAAAGTATTGCGTTCCAAGGTTTCCGCGACCTGCAGGCCGGTCAGCTCAGTCGCCTTCTTGAACAGCGGATGCTTGATGGTGAGCTCGGCAACATCGGTGATGGTCACCTTGTCGCCCCATTGGAGCGCGGTGGCGCTGACCTGCTGGATGGTCATGAGTTCGCCGACCGGCGGCACACCCTCGGAGAGCGGCCCATAGGGGAGCGGAATGCGGTTGTAGCGGGTGGCGGTATAGGTGACGCCACGGCCTTTCGGGAGCGTCAGCGGATCGCCGAACTGGTAGACCACCAGCTGACGGCGGGTCAGCGGCAGGGTCTTGTCGGCAATATAGGATTCGATATCGGCTTGAAAGCTACCGCTGGTATTCACGGCCATAGCGTCTCTCCATCGAGGCTAGCAGCCTCAGATTGACTGGTTTTCGAGACGCCGTTCCAAACTCGTGCCTTGTCGCCGTTGCGGTGGGGTATCGCTGCCGGGATTAGCCGGCCGCGTGCGCTGGTTGTTGACACGCTGCCGCGCCTGCAAAACCTCGCGCTTGCCTTCCTTGCTGCCACGCTGCTTCAGCATGGCCTCGCCAAGAAGGTATTTGAGGACAACTTCACGTTCGAGCTGATTGAACCCCTTGGCTGCCTGCTCGGCACGGAATGCCTCAACTTTTGGTCCCCACTTCGCATAGATCGGATCGACTGCGGCTTTCGCCTGGAACGCCGTCCTGTCCGCGACATCCGCCGAATGGAGAGTCATCGCCTGAGTTTGAGCGGCAACACGCTGCTCGGACTCACGCAACTTCTCGTCCATGATCTCCAGCGGAGTCATGGTGGCATGACGAATTGCGCGTTGCTCGGGGGTTTCCCCCTGCGGTCTTAGCTGCGTCCGCTCGCGAACGATCTCATCAATCCGACGAGTCTGCTCGGCTTCTCGCCGACGCGACTCCCTGAGTTCTTCACTCAGTCGTCGGACACGATCATTCTCTCGGGACGGTCGGCGTTCGGGTTGCTGACCGCGATCTTGCGGCTGTCGATCCTGCTCGGTCTGCGCGGCTACATCGGGAGAGCCATCGTCTGCCTGAGGCTCGTCGGCCTCCTGATCGGCATCGTCGATAGCATCGTCCTCGACTTCCTCGTCGGCCTGCGGATCGGGAGCATCAAGCTCGTCGTCCAGTTCCGGATCGCCTTCAGCCATTTGCAACGCACCCCATGAAGCGAGTTACGCCCGCTAGTCGAAGCGACCGGTTACGCCGGTCAGGCGAATGGGGCAGAACTTATTCCCTGGATAGGATTATTGTCAATGGCAGGCCACAACCTGTCGGTCAGCGCAGTCAGCATCCATGCCAGCATGACCACGGCCAGGATGATCGACCACAACGGGATTTCGTCCAGACGGCGCGGCCTAATGATGCCGTCGTTCCGGTCCAGCGATTGAGGGCTCTGGTGCGGCCAAACAATCCTTGTTCGGATCATCGCAATTCGGGGCGACCGTCCCCTGCGCGTCAGTGAAAGGGACTGCCTCGTCCACCCTGGAGAATAAAGCCGAAATCATTCCAACCAAGAAGGAATAGAAGAACGAACAGCAACAGCATATTGCCGCCCCATCCATAGGCCCACGCCGCCCCATTGCGCCACCAGATACCGCCGAAAATCAACCACAGGATCATCAACATCCAGAACAACAAACCGATTGGCATGGTCGCCTCCTAAATGTGGCCGAACAGCACGAGAATGAGCACGATGATCAGGATGAGTCCGATGCCGCCGCCGCCCGCGTAGCCAAGGCCGTAGAACGGGCCGCCACCATAACCGCTGAATCCGCCGAGCAAGGCGATGACGAGGATGATCAGCAGTATGGTACCGACTGACATGGCGCTCTCCTAGCAGATCAACTCTCACATGGAACCGCAAGTTCCGTCTGTATCCTTTTGCTCACTTTATGCCCAGCTTGTGCAGCACATCGCCCAAATTCTCAATCACGTACTGCGTGAAAGCCTCACCGACAATCGCCGTCTTAGCATTGCCGTGTCCAGTCCCCTCGGCGACAGTAACCTCCTGCACGGAATCAGGGTCGATATAGCACGGCTTGCCGTCCGGTCTGGTAAACCGGATAAGCATTCAATGCGCCTGCCGGATGAAAAACTCGACGATCGCGACCACAGCAGCCCCGGCAACTGCCGCAGCAAACATCCACTTGACCAGGTCCGCTTGACCGCCGCCCCTATCATGAAACGTCCGCAACGTGATTTCTATCGCGGCCAGCCTCGTTTCCAGACCCTTGACCTGTAGATCGACCGTGCTCTGCCGCGCGAACTCGTTGCGCCAGTCGGCGGCCATACTGCGTAATTCGTTCAGCCCCTCGAACCTTTTCTCGGTCGCCGCCTCGGCCTTGACCACGGCTTTCTCTGCCGCGTCCATGGCAACTTTTACACCTTCCTTCTGGGCATTGATCAGCAGGCCGACTTTTTCGTCGAGGCTGCGGATAAGGGAAAGAAGCAATGGCTGATTGACGCTTTGGCCTACGCTCAGGGCCTCAGTCAAGGCCGCCATGGCGCTGACGACTTCGTCGCTCTCGCGGTCCCCTGCGGTACCCATCAGCCCAGCCGTCGCTCTCAAGCGTGGGCCGGAGAGCCTTTGATCAGAAATTGCGGTACCGGGTCTTTACCATTGGCGTGCCGCGCCTGTCCATTTCCGGTCGGCTGCGCCTCGCCGTAAGCATGTACCTCCACCATCTTCACCGCCTCATCAGCGAGCGCCGCGATCGACCCGACCTTGGCCTTGAGCGCAGTGAAGCACTGGAAATAATGATCGCGCTGGCGCTTGTTGCGAATGAGTTCACGCCGCAACAATTCGTTCTCGTTGTTAAGGATGCCCGCCGAATAGGTCAGCGATTCGACCTGCGCCTTGAGGCTTTCGTTGTCGGCAAACAGATCGTCGATGGTGGAGGTCAGCGCATCAGTGACGCGCCGAACCTCCCCTTCTCGCGGGCCGTCATTGGTCGTGGTGAGCGACATCAGAGGCCGAAGTCGTAATGAATGCCAACCTCATACACGGTATTCCAGGACGCCCCCGCCGCGGTAACCATCGGTGCCCCGGCCGCCCCGAACAGGTTGTCGATGGT